GAATTACTAATGCTCAAATTGGGTCAATCGCTAATCCTTATATAGCAACTACTGATGCACAAATGGCTAACTATTTAGCCGATACTGCTAAGAAGGGAAGTTTTGTTTTATTTTCTGGTTCTAGTGAAAGTGGTTCTTATGTTTCTGGGCAAATATATAGAATTCTAGATAGTGGAGATATAGAGCAATACGTACCAATTGGCTCTTTATCGCAAGTAGTAACTGTAGAAATAGTTGCACCTGCGGCTGCTGTAAATGGAACTATCACAGCAGACCAACTTGCTATTTTACAAGCAAGTGATAATAATAATATTATGTTTAATCACGAAAAGTTTTATTTGATGGATAAAGGTCATACAGAAGGTTTCCTTACTTATACTCATACAGGAATAGAAAATGACCTTATTTATATTAAAACTTTTACTATTACAATAAATACTCTTACTTGGGTATTGAATATTCGTTCAGTTCCAGAAATGTCTTATGACGCAGATACAAAGACTTTAACTATTACTGAATAGGAGGTAGAATTATGCCTTTAAAATTTGGTAATAATGAAGTTGAAAAAGTGCATTATAGTAGCCAAGAGAAAAGTTTAACTAATGTTCAAATTAATATAGTCAAATATATTAATCGTTCTAGTAGCGTTAATGAAATAGTTTTTCAAGGCAATCTAATTAAAGCGGGAACCTATACAGGAAATCCTACTATTAGTGCTTTGGCTACTGCAAAAACTTGCAATATTAATTTTAGTTCCAATAATGAAAATTTTACATCTTTTGTCTTTGCTTCTGACTACTTTAAGTATGGAGATACATCTGTGTATTCTTATGCTAATAATAGTTGGGTAAATGCTTATAAAGTGATTGTTGTAGCAGAAGATACTTATGTAGACGAAGATGTAGCCGATTGGTTTGGAATTAATTATATTAAGTCATAGGAGGAAATATGAGCGTTTTTGTTCAATATGGAAAAGTAGGAAAACCTATTGTATATAATACTTTACCTGCTGCTTCTGAAGATTTAAAAGGTGTTTGTGGACAAGTAGAAGATAAGATTTATATTTGTGATGGAAGTAATTGGAATTTATATTCTAGTACAACATTGAAGAAGTATCTAGACGCTACAAAGAGTGCTAAGAACTTATTTTACGATAACTCAGCACAATATCGTCGTTCTATAGATGATTTAATCGCTTATAACGATACAGAAAACGTTAGAACTATGCGGGGGATGTGTTTTAGTTGTCAATATCTCGAATCTATCCCACTTCTTAATACAAGCAATGTTACTGATATGAATTCTACATTTCAACATTGCCATAGTTTAAAATCTATACCATTGTTCGATACAAGTAATGTTACTAATATGGATTCTACATTTTTTGTGTGTACATCCTTAACTTCTATCCCACTTCTTAATACAAGCAATGTTACTAATATGAATATGACATTTGGAAGCTGTACGTCATTGTTATCTATACCTCAATTAAATACAAGTAAAGTTACTAGTATGACTGGGACTTTCTTTAAGTGTACAAAGATAGTTACAATACCTTTACTTGATACTTCTAAAGTAACTTTATTATCCCAAACATTTTTAAAATGTTCGAGTCTTGAAACAATACCTTTACTTGATACTTCTAATGTAACTACTATGTATTCTTGTTTCAAGGAATGTGTAAAGTTAGTGTCAATTCCTGCTTTGAATGTCAGCAATGTTGAAAATTTTCAAAATTGTTTTTTAGGTTGCACCTCTCTTAAATCCATTTTAATGACGGGAATGAAAGAATCTTTCGATATTTCTTCTTCAACTCGATTTGAAGAATCTGATTTAGTTACAATTTTAAATAATCTAGCAACAGTTACAACAACTCAAACACTTACAATGGGAGCAACAAATCTTGCTAAATTATCAGACGAACAAAAGAAAATAGCAACCGATAAAGGTTGGACTCTAGCCTAAATTTTATTTTTAGAAAGGAGATAATATGTATAAAATTCTTTCTCGACCTAGCCAAAACAATTTTGTAACCGAGTTTATCTGCGATACAGAAGACGATTTACCAATCATAGTGGCTTCTGAACCAGGAATACGCTGGGGTTCAACTTGTTATGTGGCAGCGTCAAAAACTTTATATGTTCTAGATTCTTCTTTGCAATGGGTAAAAAGCCTAGCATAGGAGGTATTTATGAACATAGTTGATATAAAAAAGATACAAAAACTTATAGGTAGTGAAGGGGGAACCGCTATAGTAGTGGATTCTCTTCCTACTGAAAATATAAAACCTAACGTAATTTATGCCGTAAAGAAAATAGATTATTATACTTCAATTTATGGTACTAAAATGCCAACATATACGTTAGAGAACAAAGATACTTGGTCTAAGACCGCAGTAGAGATTTGTTCAGCAAAGGGTTTGACAAAAGAAGAAATACAAGCACTTGGTATAGCGGCTGGCATATTTGGGTTTGCTGTAAGTAATTATTTAGTTCACGACGATGGCATAGATTACATTAGTAAAAATATATTTGATAGTGGCTTATTTGTTTGGGAATGTGCAAGCAATCAAACAGGAATAACTCACGACCAGTTTTCAATTGAACGCTCTTTCAACACTGTCGTAGAATTATACGAATATTTACTTAGTGAAAATTTTGTAAATGATATTAACGACGTAGATAGTGAAGGTGGTAATTTAAGTCTATTCGCTTCTGATGTAGTAGATACTCTTAAATCTCTTAATTTCAAATATCAAACTACTTCTCTTACTGCTGATGAAATTGGTGTAGTATTTGAAACAACTTATGACTATTACATCTACAATGGTAAAGAATGGGTTGGAGTAGGAAGTTCTGTTGATACTAGTAGATTGACAAATACAATTAACATTCAAACAACCGACACTGTTCTTTCCGATAGTGATTATGCTTTATACAAACAAAACCCTTATGGAACAACTATTGTTGAAAATGGTGTAGATATTGATATATGTTATAGATGTTTTGAAGGCTCGTACAACGCGTTCATAGCAACATCATTTATTTCAGATGGATACATAAAAGCGATAGCTATTGATTCAAACTCTCCTCATACAATAACTAGACAAACGACAAAACTTGATGTGCCAAGTAATGTTAGAGATACAGTAAACCATTCAATATCAATTAATATAACTCTTGATTCAAACAATAATCCATCTTGGACTGATAGTGAAAAAGAAAAATTTTTAGATGCTATTGAAGTTGGTAATTTAAACAGAGTAGGTCTTTCATTTCCATATTATTGGGATATTGCTGATGCTTGTGCTACATATAATGGTTCGTTTTCATTAGGAGAAGGAAGTATGTCATATATTTTTTCAACTTCCGTTATTCCTGATGTTGTACTTGAAGGCAATGATTTTATTCCTAAAACTTTAGCAATAACAGTTTTAGTTAACTCTGATAAAACTACTAAACTTGTATTTTGGGAAACTGACTTAAGACACGAAGAAAGAGAAGTTATAACAATAACAGATATTGATTTTAGTGCAAGCCCAGGACAACAAGGACTAATTAGTTCCGATGAGGCTAGTAAAATTACTAGTGCTCTTGCTAGTAAAAGTTTAGTTGAAATACAAGTAGGGATGAAACTTTATTCTTTCCAAAGTGGAAGAGTTATTCAAGGTGCAGGTTCAGTAAGTGTTGATAACATTGTTTATTTCTCTAATGTTGAAAAAACTGATACAGATGTTATTGTTAATAACCTAAAAATAGATACACAAAATTTAACATATATAATAACAAGTTCCATTATTCCAAAAGATGAAGGTTTCGTTGATATTTCTAGCTTAATCCCTAGTGATGGAAATATTGCAACATCTGGCGCTACCTTAGCAACGTTATTGAATACAGCATATGATAAAGGTTATACTAAAGTTTATGCAGAGCAAGAAAGTTCAAAATCTTCATTTTATGCTGTTGCAAGTAAACCAACTACTGAGAGTGATAAGGCTGACTGGCAAGGCGTAATCTTTAATAGATATAATGATGATACTATAAGTTATATGAGAAATTGCCACTTCTCATATGGATATAAAGCTAGTCCTGATAATTCTTCAGTAGTTTATGTACCATGTCAAATGGCAATACCGCATTTTGAGACTGTTTCGTCTAATCAAGATGGCGGCTGGGTTAATGGATTTTCTACTGGCTTACAAACTAATATAAATGGCAGTAAGACATTAACGGCTTATAGTTTTATAGATGTATACGGTTCTCATTTTACATTGCCAACGATTACATCTGCAAAACAAACATTTAATGATTCATCATTAAAAAGTATCTACAAATTTAGAAAATTACTTGTGATTACTAATGGTATTACTGTTAACGGTCATACAATTACAACTAAAAATATTACTTTATACGGAATTGCTGGTTTATCAAATTCTTCAAGTAATTCATATTATAGTAAGTTTGCTGGTGGTTCAATTGTAGATGAAAATAATAATGAATACGATTTAGAAATTGAAAATACTGGTACGTATAGCTCTCAAAATCTACAATTAAAATGTATCCAACGCTCAATAAAACTAGCAGATAATTCAACATCTGGAACATTTACTGATTATGAAATTAGTACACTTCAAAATGGTACTAAACAAATTGAATTAAATAATGGAATTTATAAACTTAGTAACACAGGAGCAGATAGTATAACTTTCACTAGCTTAGCAGGAAAGAAACATATAAATATTGTTATTTCAACTAAAGCATGGACATTGGTAGAAGAGACTGCTCAATCTACTTGTTATGATACTAATGAAACTATTGATTTTACATCTATAATGGCAGAATACATAGCAGATACTACTAAATCAGGAAAAATTAGACCTTTTACAAGTAGTGATACTCTACTTAGTTCTGCAGCAATAAAAGCAATCATAGATGGAAATTATAAAATGTTCTCATTTAATGCCAAAATAGGTGAGCAAGTAATGGAGGCTTATATGCCTATTTCATATCATAGTGATACAAACTTTTATACTTTTAAAGGTCAAGTTACTTTTTATAATAATGTTTGGGGCACGATTGATGTTCAAATGCAATTTATTCATAATCCAACAACTGGTTCATATATTAATAATCCAGGATATGGATTCTTTAAGTTTACACCAGAAACTGCTATTAGTGCTTAATAATTTTAATTTATAGAAAGGAATACTTATAGAATGAAAAAATTAAAATCAGAGAGTTTTGCTCAAGATATTAAATTTGAAGATATTATTAGTCTTGAAGAACTTAATGAAGATTTATTTACCGAATTTAAATACAAAGGAAAAACTATTATAGTAAAAACATTTTTAATGCCAGAAGAAGTTAACGAGTTAGTTAATTATTGTATTTCTAATTTCTTTGAAGATTTCGACCCAGAGAATTTAGAAGTTAATAAACTTCCAGCAATAAAATCTATTTTTGATTTATTAGTTTTGCGATATTCAGCCAATATAGAAATCGATTTTGATGACCCTGAAGCTAAATATCTTCGCCTTTTATCTTCACGCTTTTTACAAGATATTTTAAAACTTGTAGAAAACAGAGAAGAAATTTGGCATTTAATAGAAGAAACTATTAATCATCAAATTACTATATATAGTTTAAATCTTGTGGCTTCACATATTCCTACATCAGCCGAACTAGATTCTAGTATGGAGCAAATGGGAGCAACTCTTGAAGCATTAAAGAAAAGCAATCCAGAACTAATGGAACTTTTAATTAATAAGACAGTTGCAGAAACCACAAAGCAAGCAGTAAGAGAAGAACGTAAAACTCAAAAGCCAAAACCTGCAGTTGAAGAAACTACACGCTTAGAGAAAATACGTGAAGATGTAGATTCTGCTGTTGAAGGTAGGTAAAAGGTAAATAAATAGAAATAACTCTTTATAAATCTATAGGACTAAGAAAACAACACTCTTAGTCCTATTTTTTACTAACCTATTTTATTCTTTAAACTGCTTTTTATTTTGCGATTTAAGGCTTAAAAATAGGCTATTTTTGAAGTTTTGAAGAAAGGATTTATAATTTATGGTGGTGTTCAAAAACCATTCAGAATTTGACCGAATTTTCGGCTCGATGTTTTTATATACTGTGATGTCTAGCGTTTTGGACTCTGTTATAAAAGAGTTTAAAAAGAACTTCAAAAGTAGAAATATTAATGTAGATGTTTTTAAACAGTATATAAAAAAAGAAATTATAGTTCATAACAATAAAAAAGTTGAGGGCTTTATATATATAGATACAACTCTTTTACAATTACAAGAAGAAGCAGACGCAAGTCCTGCAAATGGTGGTTGGTCAAGATTTAAGTTTACGTATGACGCTAGTGAAAATTATGGAGGTTTCCCTATGGCTGGCGATAATACAATTAATGGGAAGTATGTATCTTGGCATATGATAAAATGGCTAGAACACGGAATGACTATCGACCCAGATTCACACTATTGTGGTAATATGGCGAAAAGAATCCGTGGCAAATTAATACCTAAACCTTGGAAAAAAGTAGGAATGTTTGAGAAAACTTATGAATGGGCAAAGGTAAATTATGCTACACTATTAAACAAAGCATTCAAAAAAGTTGGTTGTATTCCAGTTGGTCAACCTGGCGGACAACCAAGATTACATAATAAATAAATTAATTATTGAAGAAAGGAGGTATATGAGGAAATATGGCTAATAAAATAACTGGCACTAATTATTATATATCCAGTGGAATACAGATTACTACAACTGCTCAAGATATTCAAGAACAACTTAATAAACTTAGTGCAGATAAAGTTTTGGCAACTGGAATTCGACTTAAGTTTAGTACTACTGGGTTACGAAGTGGTTTTAATACAGCAATCAGGAACGTATTAAGAAATTCTAATTTAGGTTATATGGCAGGACTTGCTACAGGTAGTGGCAGTGGTGGAAGTGGTATTGCTAGTAAAGTAGCAACTCCTATAAGTCCTATTGATGGACTTGGTAAAGATGATGTTTCTAAGATGGGAACTCTTGAACAATTTTCTACTACTAGTAGATTTTCTTTAAAGAAACCACCTTCAGTTACTGAAATGTATAAATATCAGCAAGATTTAAATACTACTATTAGAGCCACTTTTAAAGAGGGACAGGGGTTAATTTCTTTAACTAAAACTCTTACTACTAGAGCAAGTGATACTACTAGAAGATATGAAGAGTTAAAGATTAGACTAAATAACTTACGTAAAATTGGCAAACTTTCTAAAGTTCAGTTTAGACGTTTTACTGATGAATTAGAGGCTACCAATCAACTTACAGGCAAAGATAAACTAGAAGCATTAAGAAAAATTCAAACAGAACTTGCCGATATTAGCAAACGCAGTCAGTCTTGGCTTGGTATATTTAAGCAGAATCTACAAAAGTTTACATCTTGGATAACTATTACTGTTGGTTTCTTTGGTATTATTAATTCTATTAAGAAATTAGTAAAAGAAGTAAAAGCCGTTGATGATGCAATGGTCGAACTTAATAAAGTTGCCGACCTTTCACAAACGCAAATCGCTAAAGTTCAAAAAGACGCAAATGCTTTGGCTTCTAGAGTGTCCACAACTGCTGATGAAGCGTTAAGAGCGGTAGCACAATTTAAAAAGGCTGGTTATAGTTTAGACCAATCGTTTATCTTAGCAGAAACTGCTTTACGTACTGTTAATGTAGCAGATGGAATAGAAAATGCAGAAGATGCAGCGACTTCTCTTATTGCAATCTTAAGAGGTTTCAATATGGAGGCTGCTGAAGTTGGTCGAGTTCTAGACGTATTAAATCATATATCTAATAATTTCGCCGTTGATGTTAATAATTTAACTGACGGTATGCAAAGAATATCAGCCGTTATGGCACAGACTGGTACATCTTATGAAGAAACTATTGGTCTTTTAACAGGTGGTTTTGAAATTTTAAGAAATGCCGAAGTGGTCAGTCAAGGTCTAAATACAATTTCACAGAGAATGCGTAGAGTAACTGAAGATGGACAAGATAATAGTCAAGTAATATCTAAGATAGAAGAAGGTTTGTATAAATATACTAGGGGAGCAGTTTCAGTTTACGACAAGCAAACTGGAGAGCTTCGTTCTACTTATGATGTATTAGCTGACCTTGCTACTGTGTGGGATACTTTATCATCTTTATCACAATCTTATATTACTGAATTGTTAGCTGGTAATAGACAAAATAAAGTTTTAGCAGCTATTATGAGCAACTGGGCAAATGTTCAAAAAGTTGTTGCAGAAAGTGCTTATGCTTATGGCTCAGCTAAGGAAGAAGAACAAAAAGTTTTACAAAGTGTTCAAGGTAAGTTAAATGCGTTAAAACAAGCTATTCAAGAATTTGCTCTAAGAAGTTTAACTTCAGACACAGAAAAAGGAATACTAGATATATTAATTAGTATTGTTAAATTTGGGACTGATTTAGGGGGTTTATTCAAGATTTTAGGGCGTTTGGGCATAATTATACTAGCTTGGAAACTACCTCAAATTATACTCCTTATTAGCTCTTTAAGAACGAATGTTATTAGACTAACTACTGAGATTAACGGTCTTACTTATCAATACCAAGTAATGACGGTTATGGGCAAAGAATATGTTATTGCCGAACGTAGTTATGGAGAGGTCACTAATGCAGCAACCAATACAGTTAATGGGTTAACCGCTTCCTTAAAACATATATCTATAGTTATAACAGCTTTAATTGCAGTTTATACAGCTATTCAATTTATAGATTCTCGTATTACAGAGTCTATGAAAAAAGAAGCAGAAGAAGCTGAAAAATTCTATGATAAGAATAAATCTCAATACGATACTCTAATGAGTAATTATGATGAATATATTAAACTTATCACAAAAACTGACGCTACTGCTTCTGAAGTAAATAAATTAAATGTATTAGAAAAGCAATTTGCTCTTTATGGAATAGATAATGAAATAGCTCAATTAGGAACTAGAACCGATAAGATTGAAGCAATTGCTGACATTATAAGACAACAAGCTTTAGCAAGGCAAAAAGTAGTGGAAGATACTGCTAATGCTATGGCTGTTAACAAACTTCCAAGTTATTGGTATAATGCTACACAAAGTTCTGCGGGTAAAGGTAGAATACACGCATTTCAGGAAGCTTCTTTTGAAGAAAAAATAAAAATGCTTAGGAGTATGGCTTCTAATGAGAATATTAGTGCATCGCATAGGGACGAATGGCAAGCCGCTTTAGAATATTACGAACAACTTTACAATGAATGGAAACAATTAGGCTTAGCCGCTGACCTTGAAGGTAATCCTAAGATTATAGAATTACGTACTAAAATAGGAGAGTTTTTAAATGCTGCTGATTTTTCTTTAGATAAAACAAAAGAAACCCAACTTACTATGTATAAATCTATTGACGCCTTAGTTGCTGATATAGAAAAAGAACTTAGTGATGGTTCTTTAAGTGGAGAGGCTCAGCTTTATATAGAGTCTTTACTAAAGGCTTACCAAGAGCAACTTGATATTGTTTTAAATAAAGATTATGCTTTTGAATACTTAGGAGATAAATTACAAGAACTTAAAGATATTCAAAGTAATAGAGAAAAAGAATTAGAGCGACAAGAAAAGTTAAAAGCTATTGAAGAAGCCAGACAAAAACTAGCTGAAGCTGAAAGAACTCATATGTTAGTACGCACTAAAGAAGGTTGGCGTTATATAGTTGAACAGAGTACCCTAGAAGAAGCTCAGGCAGAATTAGATAGTGCTTTAAAAAATGCAGGGCTAGATGATTTATCTCAGGCTATTGCTGGAATAGAGGCATTACGTAGTATCTATTCTCTTGCTAGTGGTTCTGTATTAGATAATATGAGAACATATTTTAGAGAAGCAGGAAATTTATCTAATTGGCTCGCTTCTGATTGGGAAAGTAAATTAAAAACTTTAGATAGTTTTGGCGACCCAGAATTATCAAAGAAATATTATGATTCACAAAAAAATTCTACAGCAACAGGAATAGACCTAAGTAAATTCTTTGGTTTAGGTAGAACTGGTGGTTATGTAGGAGATAGTCCTAATAAGAATTTAACTTCTATAGATACAAATAAATCACAGGCAATTCTTTCTGCTATAAGAGAGAAGGCAAAAAATATTATTTTAAATATTGATGAATTAGATTTGCCAGGCGTAACTAATGCTTCACAATTAGTTGCTGCTTTGACAAGTTATGCTTATCAAAAAGCGTCTAGTAAATAAGAAAGGAGGTAGTTATGGCACAATATAATTATTATGTTGGCGTTGGCGTTAAGATAGTAACAAGTCCTAAAGAGTTACGAGATTTGTTATCGAAATATAATGTAGCGGTTAATAATGTAAAAGTAAATTTTGATGTTGATTATATGGCTGCACAATTCAAAGCAGCGATAAAGAAAGCCCTAGGTAGTATTAGTGTAACTAATCTTGGAATAGATAATTCTACTAAGCCATTTAATATAAAAGATATTGAACCTAGTGCAAAACTAGAAAGTTCAGTAAAAGCATATAATGAACTTGGTAAAGTTATTAAAGTAGTTAATACTTATGCTATTGGAACAAACAAAACATTAAAAGTTGTAACTGATGGCACAGGTAAATTAATATCTACTCAACAAACTTTAAAAACTCATAATACAGAAGCTAATATTGCGTTAAAGAATGTGCAAGAAAGATTTACATATTTTAAACAAAATGGTAAATTAACAGCACAACAAATTAACTACTTCACTCAAGAATTAGATAGAATCAGCAAATTAACAGGGAAAGAAAAGGTTGAAGCAATTAAGGTATTCAATCGACAACTTTCTGACACAGGTAAAAGAGCGTTAAGTATTGGCGAACAATTTAAAGAAGCGTTCAAGAAATTTATGGTCTGGTCTGCTGCTACAGTAACATTTGCAAGTTTAGTAAAAGCTATTAGGAGTATGATTCAAGAAATTAAAAAGCTTGATGACGCAATAGTTGAATTAAATAAAGTTGCTGACCTAACTAACAAAGAATTAAGTGGCGTTATAGATAAAGCTAATGAACTAGCTGATAAAGTTTATAGCACCGCAGACCAAGCTTTGCTTGCAGTTGCCCAATTTAAAAAAGCAGGTTATGAATTAAATCAATCTTTTGACTTAGCTGAAGTTGCTATAAGAATGACAAATGTTGCTGATGGTATTACAAATACTGAAGAAGCCGCTTCTTCTCTTATAGCAATATTAAAAGGCTTTGGGCTAGAAGCGTCATCTGCCAATAGAGTTCTAGACCTTTTGAACCACACTTCAAATAACTTTGCAGTAGACACCGATGACTTAACTGACGGTATGACTAGAATTTCTGCTGTTATGGCTCAATCAGGAACTTCAATTGAAGAGACTATAGCGTTATTAACAGCGGTAACCGAAGTTATGCGTAATGCCGAAGTTGCGAGCCAAGGTCTAAATGCTATTTCACAAAGAATTAGAAAAGTTACAGAAGACGGCGAAGATAACACCAAGGTTATTGCTAAGATTCAGTCTGTATTTGATAAGTATGTTAAAGGTGTGTCTGTGTATGATGTTAATGGAGAATTACGTTCTACATATGATATTTTAGCAGACTTACAACCACGTTGGGCTGGATTAAGTTCAGAAGTAAAAGCATATGTTACAGAAGCAATTGCTGGTAATAGACAAAATAAAATTTTAGTTGCTTTAATGCAAAACTGGGAAACTGTTGATAAAGTAATTGCAGAAAGTGCAAATGCAGCAGGTTCGGCAATTGAAGAAGAAGGTAAATTTGCTGACAGTGTACAAGGTAAATTAAATCAACTAAAGCAAGCGTGGAACGAACTTGCTCAAGCAACTTTAGATTCTAATCTTTTAAAATTCTTTATTGACGCAGGTAAGAGTGTTGTAAAATTAGCTACTTATCTTGGTGGACTACACAACGTTTTGTTTGCTATCTCAGGTTTAGTTGCAGGAATAAAACTTCCAGTGATAGTCAATTATGTTATGGCTTTAACTAAAGGCTTTAGAGCCAATCACGCAGCTTCTGTAAGTAAAACAATTTCTACTAAAGCTGAAACGCAAGCTGTTAATGAAAATACTCAAGCAATGCAATTGAATAATGCTGCTATGAATACAAATATTGCTTCTACTAATAAACTTAGCAAAGCATTAAAAATAGCTTCTCTTGCAATCACAGGCATTACAATAGTATGGAGTGCTATTACAACTATTATAAATAAAATTAAAGCTGATATGGAAGCAGCAATTACTCTTGCTTCAGAAAATGCCACTAAGCAAAAAGAACGTTTTGATGAGTTTTTAAAAGAGCGTGATGTATATCTTGAATACTCACAAACTATTAATAAAACCGCTAAAGAAATTACTGCATTAAACGCAGCCGAAAAGAACTTAGCAGAAACTTATGGTTTTGTATCTTCTCAAATGGACTTAGCAAATGACAGTTTAGATGCGAGAAAAGAAAAGTTAAAGGCTTTATTTAATGTTCAAAGAACAGAAGTTCAAAAGACTATTGATGCTTATCAAAAGCAGATTAATACTTTAGGTAAAAATACATCTGCGATTAGGAAGAGCGAATTATGGACTGGCACTCGAGCTATGTCTTTAGAAGAATATTTAAGCAAGCGAGAACGCACACTACTAAAGAATGTTGGTGCTAAGGGTGAGCCTAAGTTTACTGTTGAAGAAATTAGACAATTTAGAGAAGGTTGGACTAATACTTATAATCAATTATTAAAAGAACTTCAAGGTAATGAAGCATATCAAGAAATTACTTCATTACAAAATCAAATTACAGCACTTCAAAAAGTTTACCAAGATGAAGAAGTGTTTAATCTTAGTAATTTAATAGCACAATTTCAAGTACTTCCTACTTTTGCCTTAGAACAAGGTGTAGATATAGGAGATTTAGCAGATACAAAAGTTAATTCTATTGCTATAATAGATGCTGCAATTGCCAAAACTAAAGAATTTTTAAATTTGGAAAATCAAACTCCTGAAGTTCAGAAAATGTTTGCTAGTATTATAGAAAAATATCTCAAATTAAAAGGAGTTATTGAACAAACCGATTATGCTTATAACACATTAGATGAAAAGTTAAGTATTTTAAAGAAGATTCAAAGCGAACGAGAAGAAGAACTAAAGACAGAAGAAAAACTAAAAGCCGTAGAAGAAGCAAGACTTGCTTTGGCTAAGGCTCAAAATAAATATGTCTTAACTTATACTTCACAAGGTTGGCGATATGTAAAAGATGAATCTGCTATGCAATCAGCAACTGAACAACTTACTAAGGCAATTCAAGATGCTGGGTTAGATGATTTATCTCAAGCGATAAACGGCGTAGAGCAACTCCAAGAAATACTTTCTACTATGACAGGAGATGAAAAGGACGCTATGCTTGCTTATTATAGAGAAGCAGGTAAATTAGCCGATTGGCTTGAAATGGACTATGCTAGTAAACTTGCTGTTATAGATTCTATTGCAAGAAGTGCTGGATATAAAGGCTCTTATACTCAAGACTATTTTAACGAATGGGGAAAAACTGGAACTAGATTTGGCAATCTAACTCCTTATATTCCAAGTTCGCATACTGGTGGTGTAATTGGCGGAGTTCGCACCAATCCAAACGAACAAATTACTAAACTTCTTAAAGGAGAACTTGTATTAACTGAAGGACAACAAAAAGCCCTTGTAAATCAAATGGATAAACAAGGTGGTGGACTATCTATTAATATAGGTAATATTTCTACTAAGGAGCAAGATGTTGATGTTACTAATTTTATAGAACAAATTAAACAAATTGGTAGTATGCAACGAAGAACAAAGAGAATATAATATAGAAAGGGTATAACATAATATGTCTTTAAATGCTCAAACAGGTAAAGAGATTAGAGTGGCATTAGAGCAAGCGTTAGATAATGTGCTTAGTGAAGCATATAAAACTTTGCCTTATGATAAAATCTATTATGGAATATTAACAGGCGTTGATAGTCTAGGTATAAATTATACTCTTTCTATCAATGATAAAATTTATACTGATGTAAAACGAATACAAAACTGTGGGGTTCTATCTATTGGAACTCCCGTTATTTGTATGGCTCCACAAAATCAAATGACAAAACTTTTTATTCTTGGGGCTGTACAAACTACTACACAAACAGCTGGGCAAATTACTCCTATCTTAATTAGTATTACCGATAGTGATATTAATAATGTAAATGGAGTAGCAGTTCCTAGCGTTAGCGATTTAATTAATGAAAGTTTATTGTTTACTAATCATATTAAATTACAACTTCAATCAGGAGAGTATTTAAATCTTCCCTTTACAAGAAAAACCTCTACTAATGTATATTATAGTGCAGTTATAGATGGACAACTTTGGACTTTATATACGAAGGGTGTTGAAAATAAAGTTTATATTACAAAATCTTCAATGGGCGTTGATACGTATGATGCAACAGCTTCTGAAGCTGATATTGCGTTAGATAAAACCGCTTATGCCCAAGGAGAAAAGATAACTGGCAATATTAATACTTATGATGGAAGTTATATTTTAGAAGAATAAATAATAAAAAAAATAATAAATTGCGAAAATTTACGTAAATAAATATAATTTTACGAAAATGAAACGTAAAATTAGGAAAATTTAGAAAGGATTATATAATAATATGGCAACTTGTATAGTTAAAAGCTATGACGGCAATAAGATAATTGGTCAATTTGATAATGCTACAGGTATAGTTATTTCAAATGATGCTAATGGTGGTATTACTCAAGGCTCTACTTTAGTTTGTTCTTTGCCATTCTTGCTAGGTTTATCAGCTTCTGCTAATGGTACATTAAAATATATACCTAAAACAACCGCTCAAACAGTTACTGAAACGACTTTATATGCTTCAAGAGACCCTATTAAAATTAGTTTAGGAACTGGAACATATACTTTAAGCACGCAAGATACTATTGTAAGAAATAATATTCAAGTTACAGTGGCTTCTGATGTTAAGAACCAATCAAAAACTGTAACTCCTACAACTTCTCAACAAACTGTTACTCCAGATAGTGGATATAGCGGTTTAAACCCTGTAATTGTTAACGCTATTCCTGCAAAATATAAAGATACCTCTGACGCTACAATTGTAGATGGTTCTCAATTATTAACTGGATATACTGCGTATGGAAAAAATGGTAAAGTTACTGGTTCTATGCCTAAAGCAACCTCTGGAGTATTAGTTAATAATGCTGCTGGTGTAACTATTCCTAAAGGATATTACGATGGAACTTTAAAAGCTACTGTTAATTTACAAGCTAAAACAGTATCTCCAAAAGCAACTTCTCAAACTGTAACTCCAGATAGTGGACAATTCTTATCAAGCGTTACAGTTGACCCAATTCCTATTTCCAATTTAACTTATAGCAGTCAAGCTTCTTTAAATAAAGCCTTAGTTTTAGACTTTAGTAAGCAAGCGGCTGCTCACGATAATTATCAATCATTCTTCACAGCCGACGGATATTATGCTGACTCTATTGACGTTATGAAGCCAGAAACTCTTATTCCAGACAATATTCCAGCCGATGTTACAATTGCTGGTATTGCTGGTGGAATTCCAATTTACACAGGAGCGTATACTAAGAACTAATGGCAAAGAGTAAAGTAATAACTGTCAGTGAATTTTCAAATAGTACGGCGGCAAATAGTGCAAAGAGAATATCAGATGTAAATAATATACAAATTTCCATCACCGAAAATGGTAGTTATACTTTACAAACTAAAGGTACAATCTGTCGTAAAGATGTGGATTTAATAGTTAATGTAGCTTCTGCTGGAATTACAGGAGTTAATCAAATTAATAATACACTCTTTATTGATAGTAGTTGTACCGCTACAAAAGCAACAAACCATTTAAATGGTAATGCAAGTGATGTGTATATTAATAGGTTTGATTATTGCGATGCTCTTTCTCATAAAACTTTCAATGATAAAGGGCTTGTCTATAACTTTATAGACGATTACGGTGGTGGAGCAGATGGAAGCAACGGAGTAATTAAATTTTGTAACGGGTCTGAGGCTGATAATAACCTATACCAAGAAGGCTGTGGGGCGAGTCTACAGTTTACAGCAGGCGATATCTCTATACCTACTGTTGATATTTATGATAGAGATGGAAATCTTGTTGCATATATGCACGATGGTTTACTGGGGAATGTTCAGGAAATCATCATCGATGATTTACATCTAGCCAGTGGTAAAGAAATAATACAAGGGTTGGAATTTCAATATCAATCACAGGCAACTGGGAATAGTGGAGAGTGTCTTACCTATTATAGTAAAATTACAATAACCAAACCTAGCACGCTAATTCCAAGTAATATTAGAAAAGGTGTTACTATTGCAGGTGTAACTGGGACATATGAAGGAAATTAATCTTATTTAGATTAGACAAATTAAACAAAAAGTTTAGTAATACTAAACAAAATTAAATAAAATATCATTTTAAATTCTCAAAGAAAGGAGAATAAAATGGCAACTGAAAATTATAAAAGTTCATATACTGGCGTAGAAATTGATAATGCTTTTACAGCCATTAAGGCTCTTACAAATTATCTTAATGCTATAAGTTCTGTAACTGGTAAGGTTGACCCTAGTCTTATTAAAATTTTGGCTTCACAAATTAGTGGAATAATTCCTTATGCTGATAGTGCTGGGACGTCAATAGATTCTGCTAATGCTTCTAATGCTAGAAAAGGAAGTGCTTTAGATTTACGTATTACAGATGTTGAAAATGGAATATCAGGTCTTGAAGATGTTATTAATAATCAACCTACAATAAGTAAATTAGCAAACACTATTAATGATTTGACAACTTTAGCAAATGTAAATATATATGACCTAGTTTTTGTTCAAGAAACTCAAAGTGTTTATATATATGGTCGAGGAGATAAAACAAAACTTACAGACTGGACGTGTATCTCAAAAGGAAATATAGAAGATACAACTTCTGGTGCTAAAACTATTGATTGCTCTCACGTGGCTTATTATAAGTTAAGTTCTCCAACAGCAATTACTTTAAAAGCAGTTGATTTAACAAAACTCCCACAAGGCGATAGAACTACAGTTATCACATTTCCTACAACACCAAATATGACCTTTACTAATACTTTAGGAGTGTATTTTAAGGGTGATGATTGTGCTAATGGTGTATTTACTCCTGTCAATGCAGACGCTTTATATGAACTTAATATTTGGTATAATGGCTTTCAATGGTGTGGCACAGTTGTTAAGTGGTAGGTAAAATATGGCATATTCAATTCAATATCAAACTTATAATGGCGTATTAGAAGATGGATTTAAAAGTTCTACTACGCAAGATAAAACCGCTTTACCTAACCCACTTCCTTTTTGCGTAAAAGAAAACAATGTCTTTAACGGTTGGTTTTTAGATTCAGCGTTTTCTGAACCTGCAACAGCTGGAGCAACACTTACTGAAAATGTAACTTTATATGCTAAATTTGTTGCTGAAACAGACGCAGAAAGAAAATCTTATAATTTAGTTCAACCTTTAGTAGGTATGATAACTCCATTTGACGCTACTTATTTTACAGGTGGAATTAATATTAATGTAACTTTAGTGGGTGGTGTGGCAGTTGATAAACTATTAATTAAGGTTACAGATATTACTACTAGCACTGCAACAAAAGTAGATTTAAATTATAATTTTTATGATGTTACAGATATTGACGATTATGTTCGCACTTTTAACATTTCTGTCTCGTTAAAAGAGAATGCGTTTAAAAATAATCATAACTACAATTTAACAGTATCTAGTGTTAGTAAAGATAGATTAGTATTGTCTACTATTTCGCAACCAGCATTTTTTACTTGTTTTGCGAAACCAACATTAGATTTTTACACTGATTCTACATTAACAACTAAGTTTACTGGTTTCATTTACAATAGCACATTAAATCTTTATCCTACTTTTAACATACAAGATATTGATAGTGCAGCAACTCTTGGTTATTATTATGTAAATTTATATGGTCGCCCACAAGATGGTAGTGCGGAAGTATTACTTCAAGCCACTCCAGTATTATATAACACAGGAGACCCTATACAATTTAATAATATTTTACCTAGTGGGATAGGTAGTCAATTTGCTTATCTTTCATACGTCTTAAGGTATACATTTTCTACTAGCGATGGAATGGTCATAGAAAATTCAATTAATTGTAGTGCTACTTATGACCAATCAGTGTTGTCTAGTTCTTATTTAGAATTAGAAAATTATTGTGGTGGCTATATTAAAATTACTACTAAAATTGATAATGATAATTGGCTGAATATTGGAAAAGTTATTCTCGCACGTAAACTATTAGATAATTCTCCTCTAACGTCTACTGAAGAAATCGCTCTTATGACATCAACAGAGAAGAAAAACTTTTCAATGATAGACCCATATAATCAATCTGGAGTAGTGTATGAATATACTTTATATCTATATGACAATGATGGAAATTTATTAAGTTCAACTATCCATTCAAAGGTCTATAGTTCATTTGAAAATGCGTGCGTTTGCGACCCATATCAACTCTTTACCTTGAAGAATGGCTTACAATATGGGGACTATCAGAAAGTTGCTTTAACGGGCGTATATGAGCCTTATGGAGCGATTTATCCTACAATAGTTAATAATGCTTCTACTAGTTATAACAAAGGTAGTATTACTGTAACTTCTTTAAGTAGAAGCACAATGACTAATTACAGAGATAGTGGTATTAGTTATTTAGACGAAGTTAAAAATAGAGAAATGCTTAATAGTTTCTTAACAAATAGACGACCTAAAATACTTAAAGATACTTTAGGAAATATTTGGGTTATTTATGTTAATGGTGGAGCAAATAACTCATTTAATTCTAGTTTATTCAATGCTATTAATGATACAAGTTATGATTGGGTGGAAATCGTACCACTTACGCAAGAAGGGTTAGATAGCGTTGGTATGCTTGGTTATTTTCCACTTGTGTATAGTGATGGAACAACCAACGGTTTAACTACGACAATAGGAAATTCTAATAATATAAATATTTAATGAAGGGAGGTTATTATATTATATGGATATTTCTACTACAAGATATAACATTTTTAACCAACCTTTAAGAAATAAACACATTAAAATAGAAGTATATGATTTTTCTAATACTTTAATTGATGTGTTACAAACAAAAGTTATTAGTGGAAATTTAACTTTTGACGCTGATAACGATTTACGCCGTTCTGGGTCTTTAGAACTAGCCGTTCCTGCTAAATTTAACAGCCCAGTATTTACACAAAATGTTCACGCTTTTTCTTTAGTGCTTAGTGGGGAAGGACATATTTGGTATGACCGATATTTAAAAATATTTATTGGCATAGAAAATATAACTCTTTCTCCATTAGTAAAAGAAAAAGATAAGATAGAGTGGTTTAATATGGGTTGTTATTTAGTAGATAAACCTAGTGAACAAATATCAGCCACTGAAGATTCATTGTCTTTTAATTTGCTAGATAGAATGGCAGAATTATCTGACCAAAGACAAGGTCAACTACCTAACTTATCAGTTGAAATTAGAGGCGATGAATATATTAATGGCGAATGGGTAAGAAAAGAAACACGCACAGTAATAGTAGATGTTCTTACTAATCTATGTGGAATAACTAAATATGCTATAGCAGATATTCCTTCATATTACCAATATTTACCTTATAGCATAAAAGTATCTGCAGGAGCAACGAAACTACAATTATTACAAGAAATTAGAGACACCCTTCCTAACTGGGAATTCTTCTTTGATGAAAATGGCGTGTTTATTTTCCAAGAAATACCTAACGGCTTAACTTCACCAACGCTAAGAATTCCAGAAAATCAAGTTATTAGTAATACATCAGATGCTGAATTTACAAATGTAAAGAATGAGATTATTATTTATGGGAAAACTCACGAAACAACTTTCTTTGCAAAGTCGGCTCGATATGCTAATGATACAGAATTACAATTAGACTTTGATAGTTTAGGTGGTTCTTCTGGATTTACACAAAATACTTTTACTGCTGGTTCTACAATTGGTTTTACTACTCCAGACAATGGACTAAGTAATCCAACAATCAACTATGTTTCATTTTGGTATGATAACTTTACTAAAAAGATTTTTGGCACTGAAAATTGGAGTGGAGATTTTTATCTATTTCCTTATGAGAACGCTGACGGAAACCCTTATCCAGACTTTCCTGCTCAAGCATATAACTTTGATGGAAATCAATTAGCTCCTAATACTTCTTACGTATTATCTATGTATTATGGATTATACGATGAGAATAAAGTGTTTATATCAAACGATGGATTATATGATACAAATAGACCAGCTTTACAATTATTATCTCACTTGCAAGTTAAAGCGGTGAGCGTAAATAATACTGTCCGCAGTCCTTTCTATATTAATAGAAGGCTTACTGGGGAAAATTATTATGGCGGTTTAAGTAATTTAAATAACTTAACTCTTGCCACTTACTCTGTATCTATTAATGATATTGATGTTAACGGAATACCTTTAACCCAATTTAATTTGGGAACAAGAGTAACCTTTATGCCTCAATATCCTAACACTGAGAACAATACCAGCATATATATAACGAACCAAGATGGCTCTTTATATGAACAAACACATTTAATTACAACAAGTAAAACTGTGTATCAGGCTTTACCGCAAAATTCTTTTGTGGGCGATTATACTATCTTTGTAGTACAATTAGTAGAAATTGCGGGGACTCGTTATTGGTATCTCGAAGGAAGGCTAAATTCGGCTATTCCTTACATTTTAACAGATGGGGAGTATGGTAACCTATCTTCAGATTATATCGCTCAAATTAGGGCTGACTATGAGCTTTATTTACACTCTTATTTGCCTAATACGATTAATCTAAATGTTATACCTAATTATTTATATAATGTTAACCAAAAAATAGAATTTGGTCAAACATACAAAGACTTTACAACAAAGTCTGAACAATTAGTTCAAACATCAGATAATAAGATATTTCAAGTTAAAGACAAGAATACTAATTATTTGATTAAAAAAATTTCTTTTAACTTAGATTCTGACGCAAGTACAATGGATATTACAGCGATGGAAATTTTACAATAGTTAAAAGGAATAATTATAAACATTATAAAATAATAAAACATACAAACGATGTTCTTTACACAAAGAACTTAAGAATTACAACAGAAGATTTTCAAGAAAGTGGTGAATTTAAAATGAACCTTGGCACAATAATTACAATTGTTGCTAGTGTTTTAGGGGGTATTAGCACTATTGTTGGAACGATTGTGGCTGTTATTAAGTGGTTTAGCAAACAATCGAAGAAGATTATAGAAAGTGTATTAACAGAAATGTTACAAGAAAAAATCACTCCTCATATGCAAAAAATAGATAGGGATATCAGTGCTTTGCAAGCAGAGGTTAATAAAAATGAAAGAGATAGACTTCGTTCACATATAATAGATTTCTCTGAGAGGCTACGTGCAGGAGAAGTGCCAACCGAAACTTCCTTTCAGAGTCTATTCTCAGAACACGATAAATATCATTCACTAGGTGGAAATGGTTTTGAAACTGCCTGTATGGTCTTAGTCCGTGACAAATATAATGAATATTATATGAAGAAAGAATCTAAGTGAATCTAAATAAATAATAAATTTAAAAGGAGATTTTAATATGCCTTGGAGATTAATAGCAGCTGCAAGTCCTGATTACGATAGCGACAGCTATGTATGTGATGATGTTGCAGATTTAGATAATTTACCTAAAAATAGAATAGGTTCCTATTGTTACGTAGTTAGTACTACTGACTTATACGTTTTAAATGGTGAACTTATATGGACTATTTGCTAGTCAAATTAGCAAATATTTTTATATTTTATTAATTTAATTATATTATACAAGGAGAATACTATGATATTAGCAACTCTTAATTCTTGGCAAATTGCCTTAATAGTTATTGCAAGCATTATTGCTTTAGTGATTGGGTTTATATTATTCGTTAAATACGGTTGGTTTAGAAAGTTAGTTTATAACCTAGTTGTAAAAGCCGAAGTTCTTATTAAAGAATCTGGACAAGGTCAAGTTAAGAAAGCAATGGTAGTAGATTGGATACACGAAAAATTACCTAACGCTTTAAAACCTTTTATCTCTAAAGAACTTATTTCTCAAACAATAGATAAAGCCGTTGAGAAAATGAATAAATATTTAAAAGAACAAGCAAATAAATAATAACTATTAAACAAATCTTGCAACCAAAAAAAGGTTTCAAATACAAAATGCAACTGATTTTGGTTGCAAACAAATAAAAAAAATAAAAGGGTAGTGTAAAATCTACCCTTTTTTATGCCGAATTTGAATGCAGTTTAAATTGCATTTTACTCTATCTCATCTTCGTCGATACTCTCACAATGTACTTCATATTCTTTACCTAGGTCAACATCTTCTCCGTCATAAAATTCTTCATATATGATATCATAAATATGCTGAAAGTTATAATGATATGTAGTCCTATTTAGTTTTTGAGGGATAAGTAGTCCTAGCATATTACAATCATCTTCGTTTATTGACTTTTTATTAAAGTCAGGCGATGTAATAAATGATATGAAATCTTCAATAGGAATAGCGTACGTTTTATTAGTTTTTCTAAAGTTAATAATAAACATAGCATTTATATCAATATACTCGGCAGCTTCTAATAAAGATTTTATTTGGTGCCATTTGATATTTGCTGAAGTATTTTTCTTTTGTTTTGCTTCTTCTTCAGTTTGAAAACTCACACTAGTTCCTATAACTGATTTTAACTCTAAACAAAATAGAGTTGGATATTTATAGGCGATAAAGTCATATGGATTTTTAGCACTAAATCTTACCTTAGTGCTATCTTTACCAAAAGAAGAAGGAGGGTCTATTAGACGCAAAGTGTAAAATTTATCTTTTAATAAAGATTTTTGAAATTGGTGTTCAAAGGATTTTCCTGCGTTCATAAATTATTATTCCTCCTGTGTGTAAAATTTTTGCTCCCAATTATCTACAACAAAAACCTTATCTTTGTTAATATCATAAACAAAATATCGATTGCAGTTATCAAGACTAAATTCATCGGCTATATAAAGAAAATGCAAATCATCGTAATAATGAATTTCTTTCTTGGTTGCTTCTTGAGCGGAGTAAATAATTATCTTATTATCATCGGTATATTTAACAAAATATAATTTTAATCTATAATTTGATTTGCTTTCTATATCCCAACACCAACGCCTATCTAAAATACTATCATCATTGGTAAATATATTTAAGCTGTAAGATGCGAAATTATACCACGTAAGATGAAGGTTGTTAATCGTGTTACCACACTCTTTAACTATAGGCTCTACAACAGAGCTACCCCTAAAAAATGGCAAGCAACGTCGAGCAACGGTTTTATCACTATTTCCCGCTATTCCTAAATTTGCAAAAATGGGAAATAGTTTACGAAATACATCGTATTCTCCTTCAAAATAAAAAATATTATTTATCATTATTTTTCTCCTCCCTATTGAAATTTTCTTCTAACGAATGTTGTTTTGTCTTTATATGTGTTAATTCATCTTTTAAGACTATGATTAAAAAATACAGATAGAAAATAATCAACATTTGTATTGCAAAAATTAAAACACTTAATAAATTCATTAGTAATTCCTTCTTCTCTATATTATATGCTGTTTAGAAAATAAAATCAATCATCATTAAAATTTCTTAAAATTTAAGGCTAAAATAAGGGGTAAAATTAAACGTTTTATCTCCTATTTACATACCCCTTAATAACTTATAAGGGAAGGATTAAAAATTCAGAAATACCCCCTAAATAAGTCTTAAAATTGAAAATATAACACTAAAAACACTTTTATTCCTCATATAAAGAATAAGTATATTCATTATCATTAGAAGAACTATTCTTTAAGTCTACGTTAAGGTCATAATATCCACTTAACATTTCAGATAATAGTGTTTGTTTAGTAGAAACTTTTGTTGTAGCAATAGCAGTTTCTAATGCTCTTTTTTCAGCACAAAGAATACATTTCTTTTTTGCCCTTGTAATAGCAGTGTATATCCATTGTCTACATAGTAAAGTATAAGCAGAATAATTTACACCTACTATAACGGTATCAGTTTCACTACCTTGGAACTTATGACAAGTAATTGCATAAGCAAGTTGAAGGCTACCTAACATTTTATCTTCATAAATAACTTCTCCAACTTTATCATAGTTCATAGAAAAGTCTACAACTAAGGTACGCTCTAAACGATTGATTTCTTTGATAATACCAATATATCCATTGTAAACATCGACTTTATCACCATTAGTATTTAAGCAGTTATAAGAATTAACAATATTAATTACTTTGTCTCCAACTCTAAAACACTTATCATTCTTTAATGGTAAAGTATTTAAACTAGAACATTTATTTTCTGGATTGTAGTAGTTTTGTATCATAGTATTTAAAGAGCTTACACTGATAGAACCCCTATCACGCATAGGCACAATAATTTGAAGTTTATTTATGTCTTGTAATCTTTCATAGTTTTCTTTAAATGCTTCAAAAATTGCTTCTTCCGTATGTGCATTATTAATTCTAAGTTCAAAATCTTCTAATTCTCCCCTAATATAAGAACTACCATCTACGCAGCCATTAGTAATGCTTTCTCCATTACGTACGTGGAAAGACTCAGTAATAATACCACTCTTTAAGGCTTGTCTATGAATTTTATTTAAAACTTGACAAGGAATAACTCTGCATTCCAATAAGTCTTTTAAGATGTTCAAACAACCGATGCTTTCTAATTGGTTATGGTCGCCAACCATAATAAGTTTTGCTCCAGTCGGAATGGCTTGAATTAAAGCATAAAACAACTCTCCACCAATCATAGACACTTCATCAAGAATAACAATATCAACATCTAAAGGATTTTGCTTGTTGTGTAAAAAACCTCCAGTTTCAACATCTATTCCTAATAATCTATGAATAGTAGAACCTTCTAACCCTGTAATTTCAGTTAGTCTAGAAGCAGCTCTGCCAGCTAAAGCAACTTGGGCTATTCTATAACCTTTAAATGCTCTAACTAATACTTCTACAGTAGAACTCTTACCAGTACCAGAAGCACCAGTAATTACACCTACATTAGACTCACCAAAGATTTTTGCTCCGTTGATTTGTTCATCGGTTAATTTCCAACCACGTTCTTCTTCAATTTGTCTTACGATGCTATCTATTGTAAACCCTGGAAAAATACGTCTGTTGTTTCCATCTAATAAGCGTAATAATTCATTAGCAATTTTACGTTCTAGATTATAATACTTAAGTAAAAATACTCTATTACGTTCTTCATCAAATCTTAAAATATCATTATCGGTTAATTGCGTAATAGCGTCGCCAAATGATTTCATTATAGTATCTTTATGGGAGTTGATATATGCTGAATCAAATAGTTTAAGAACGCCTGCTGTTATAACATCTGGAGTAAGCCACGAGTTACCGACTTGAGCTTGCTCTTCTAAGTAATAACAGATAAATCCTGCAATTCTTTGTGGGCTATCAAAAGCAATGCCAACTTTCATTCCAATTTCATCTGCTTTAGTCCAACCAATGCCTTTAATATCTCTAATTAGTTGATAAGGATTTTCTTCTAATATCTTAGATATTTTATCAAGGTTGCGATAACGTTTTAAAAGTTTATCGATAATAGATACACTTAGATTATATTGACCTAATTTAGAATATGCCATTTCATATTGCTTATTTTCTTCGTATTTTTGAATTATTCTTTGAGCAGTAACAGTTTTTATACCTTTTACTTCACATAAAGCGTCTATATCTTTTTCTTTAATAACCTTTAATGGGTCGCTCAAGGTATTATATAATGCTTCAACTTGTCTTTCTGATAGGATATAAGATAAAAATTGTCGTGTAGAATAATCATTTTCACTAGCAAGAGAAGGTTGCATATATATGATTTGATATTGTAATCCATAAGTAGGGTGTTCCACGACATTTGCCATTAAAGAAAAGTATGTTTTAGCGTCAGTATGCATATCTATTTTAGGTAATTCACCAACAACCGATATAGAATTACCACTCTTAACATCTACACACGCTAAAGTTCCCCACGTACCCTCTGAAACTCTTTGTCCAGATGGGTATTTTATTCTTGAAACCTGCACAGTAATTTGTACAGACTTTTTAATATTAGATTTATCCATTATATATGCTCCTTCTTTCAAAATAAAAATGTTTGTTGTTTGTATTGTTTTAATTTATTGTCTAATCATTGTCAATAGTATAAATTTTAGTAATTTGACACACACTTATACTAGAATTAAAGATTAAATTAGTATTAATCCACTTCACTACTTGTGGCAAAGTTGCAAAAACTATTTGCTCTTGTTTACCAGTGGAATAATCTACATAAATAACTTGATATTTAGGAAATAGGTACGTCATTGTACCTTTGTAAACACCTTCATCATTAGTAGATTCTTCATTAAGGTTCTCATTTTCAGTTGTTTTAGTTGTGTTATTTTCTTGATTTTCGCACATACTATTTTTCTTCCTTTTTAGCCATAACTTCTTCAGCAATCTTTGTCATACGAGGTAATTGTTCATTTACTATTTCCATTTTTGCACCAAGTTCCTCATCTTTTAAAGCGTTAACTTCTTCTCTAGTACGAAGAATAACTTTAATTGTGCCACTAGGAAGAGCTTCAGATAAATGTGGCAACATCATTATACAATGCTTTTCAATAGCATTTGCAAAGATAGTAGACAGATTTCTTTTATGTTTAGGTTTTGCAACAAAAGAAAGTTCTTTAGTTTTATCATCTTGTAATACATCATAGTTAGTATAAGTTTGAATTAAAATATCTTTTATCTTATTACCATCTTGTGCATTCATTTCTACATCAAGACCATCTTCAATTTCTAGTTTAATATCTTGTTCAATATCTTTTCTTTGCTCTGGAGTGATGTCTAACCCTTTAACTGCTGTCTCAACTCTTTCGTGATAAAGGTCATCGATTGCTTTTTGTAACCCTATGATTTCATATAATTGTCCAATATGTCCTAATTGTTTAATATCTTCAATATTAAAATTAAATATTTTTTCTTCCATATTATTCTCCTTTATTTTTTTGTGGTGCTGTATATACCACATTCCAATCTAATAAAATATCCTCAAAATCAGTATTAGATTGAATAAATTTTCTTTCCGCTCCACCTTCGATAAAATTAGGATTAAGCAGCCATTTCCTATCTTGTCTATCTAATATTAATTGGAAAATAGAACCTACACTTATTGGTTTTACACTAAGTTTATTAAGGTCTTTACATTTATACACCTTAGTAGAAGCGTCATACAAATGCTGAACAGTAATAGTATAATTCTTTTTACTATGACCCTCAACTATTTTAGTTACAAAATAAAAATCTTTCATTTCTGAGTTAGTATAAATAATACACGTATAATATTCTAGTTCAGCGTTAAGTCTTTCTTCTAATAATAAATGTTCATCTGGTATCATTTTCCAATAGAACTTTAAAAAAGATTGGCTATTAAAGTTTTTTAATTGTTTTGGAGTTTCACCACCACAAAATGGAATTAATTGAGAGATAGGAACTATATATTCCTTAGTTTTACTTAATTGAACTTTATCTCCAAGTTGAATATACGCTTCTAATATCTTACATATCTTGGCTGTCTTACCAAAATTTCTAAAGAAATTAAGTTTAGCAAGGGCTTGAACTTTAGATTTCCCAACTGCTTGGAATAATAAAGGAATTAATTCTACAAAAGATAAGTTTGAATTATTAACAGCAACTTTATATAATTTACTTCCATCAGTTGCTCCAAAACCTTTAAGAGAAGATATACCTTTATAGATAATCTTATGTCCATTTTCTATTCCAATTGCGTAATTATCTTTAGATTTTCCAAATTCAATACTATAAATAGGAATACCTAATTGCTGTGCTAAAGAAGTTCCATCTTGAATATCTTTGTTATTCGCAGCACAATTTAAGAACGCTGTAATAAATTCGTGTGGATAGTAGTATCTTAAATAAGCACAAATATAAGTTAACATACTATATGCTTGAGCGTGATTGTAGTTAAATTGGTAAGAAGCAGAATCCTCAATAATCTTTAAGAAAGTTTTTGCTTCTTCTTCTGCAACTTCTCTTGGTTTGTCAGATTTATTACAATAGCCTTCCAATATTTTTGGAAGCCATTCAGCGATTTTATCTTCTTTTTTAGCACAAATATAACGTCTAACAGTGTCAGCGTCGCCCCCACTAAAACCGCATATTTGTTGCAAAAACGCAATACAATCTTCTTGGTAAAGCAAATACCCATAATTATTTTTTAAGAGTTCGTCTATCATAGGAGATGGATTCTTATACCACTCTTTAGCAAATAGTTTATCTCTAAAACTTGCTCCCGAAGGACGGATAGCAGCCGTTACTAAGTCAATATCACTAATACAATGTGGCTCAAATTTTTTCAAAGAACTAAAAGCAAAGTCACCATTCATTTGAAAGAGCCCTACAGGACTATCTAGCATATGTTTCCATACCTCTTCGTCATTCCAATTTAGTGTCTTAGAATTAGGGAAGGGAATATTTGCCAAATCACAGGTTTGTTGAATGATGCCTATTTGATTTACAAATTTGTTAAATTAATATAGTTTTATTTATTTTGATGTATAATGATTTATTAAAGAGAAAAGATAGTCTTCGTTGATTTTTACAGTATGAGGAATGCGTAATAAAGGAATATTATGTTCCTCTAAAAGTTTAGTTTTAAGCTTATCGCGATATTGTACTTTATCTAAAGCATTAGAAGGTTTGGTTTGATATTTAACGTGATAATGATGTTGTCCTCCATCATATTCTATAGCTAAATTAATTTCTGGTAAATAAAAGTCAACCCATAAATGTTTACCAGTTCTATCATTAATTAACCATTTCCACGTATATTGATGATGTACATTATTATATTTAGTTTTTAAAATAGCATTAATTAAATATTCATTATAACTTGTAATTCTTTTATCAAAGAAGTTTTTGTTTGGAACACCTAAAGCTATCCTAAGTTCCTCAACATTTGGAAAATAAAATCTAACAGCTTGATACGAAAACGTACATAAATTATAAATAATAGTAGAATTCAACGCCCCATATTTATAATAAATTTCTTTTAATTGTCTTAACATTTCATCTTTTCCAATATTACAATTATAATAAGGAATATTTAAAGTTTTTAATGCATTTTCCCAAGTTCCAAAACATCTAGCGACTACACTTTCACTATAAGTACCATATTTACGATATATATTAGTAGAAACTGAATTATATTTTGCACAAATATTAACAATATCTTTCCCAACTTGTTCTGGAGTAGCCATTCTGCTCATATTAAGAGGAATATTATTCTTTTCTAATATAACGTTTAGCCCTTTTGCAACTCTTCCAACAGTTGTCATACTGTATTTTCCATATTTTACGTACATTTTTGTATCAATTTTACCTTGTTCAGCATAAACTCTTAATATATCTTTTTCAATATCTTCAAAAGAAATATGGCGACAAAATTTATATGTAAAATTATGCTTTTTACACACATTCTGTAATCCTTGATTTCTGTGTAAAAAATCAACTAGTTCAGTTCGAGGAATATTTGATTCTTCTTTAATAAGTTCTGCATTCAAATATCCTTCTTCTTCATTTATTCTCTTTAATTGTTCTAAAATTAATTTATCTTGTTCTTCTCTCTTTATCATTTTATATCCTTTTACTATATTAATTCCTAAGTCATTTCTGCTTAGGTCTTAGAGTGTTACTCTAAGTTCAGAGTGCAGCATTTTCGCGGGGATATCATATATTATCACTAATATACAACAGAGATATTCTCTCACTCGTTGAGGCGGAACTTATCGTGCCTGCGGATTGAACAATCTTCAAGGTTTTTACTTCACCAAATTGGCTCTTCCCCAACCTTTAAGTACTTGAAGCTCTAAGCTCTTTCCCGCATATTACCCGCTTTTACTAGGGCAAATCGTCTACCCTAAAATGTCATATTTTAAACTTCCACAATCGTGAAGTTCTTCCATATTTAAATAACATATGTTTTTCCCATCACTATAAAAAACACCATATGTTTCATCAATCGGTATTGGCGAAATTACAATTCCTGCTGGGTGCATACTTTGAGAAATTGCAGTATTTAATAATCCGTCAAAATAATAAAAAATATCACTATATTTATCTCTTGTTTTTTGATGGTTATCGCTAATATCGTTATCATACATATCTTTAACAAACTTTAATTCATCTAATGAATATCCCAGGACTTTCCCTACAATATCTATTACACCACGTTCAACTATTGTACCAATTGCCAAAATATAAGAAGTATATTTTGGAGTAAAAGTTTCAATAATATGGTCGTAAATTTGCTGTCGGTCAGGTGTATAAACATCGACATCTATATCAGCTAAAACTTTTCTATTTTCATTGGCAAATCTAGAAAAAATAGTGTGCCATTCTATACTATCAACATCTGTAATACCTAATATATAAGCAATTAAAGAACCACTTACTGAACCACGACCTAAACCAATAGGAATATTATTGCTCTTACACCAACCAATTAAATCAGACATAAACAACATAAAACTTAACATATCTAATTTATTGAAAACATCATATTCTTCTTTAATGCGGTCTAAATATTCTTGTTTTTTATCTAAAGGAATATACCCCTTAGCAAGTTTATCTTTAAACATAGTATAAAGTTTTGTTAAAAAGTCTTGCTCAATATTATCACTTATATGGGGGTATTTAAACGAAGTATCTAATGTAAATTCTTCTACACTATCAGCCATCACATTAGTATTTTCAATTGCTGATAAATATTCTTCTTCAGTTAACGCCCCTTGTTCTCTAAAACATTCAACTAATTCATCATAAGTTTTGTATGTTAAGTCAAAAGTATCTTCGTCTCCGTAAGATTGTCCTTTATACTTCATTAATAAGCTACGACATTCTGCTTTGTGCTTATTTAAACTATGTGTATCAGTTCCTGCTATCAAAGGTTTATGTATCACTTTTGATATACGTGCGAGCCACTTATTGTATTCAATTTGTTCTTGCGATTTGATATGAGGTTGTACTTCAAGATAGTCATAATGTTGACATAATTTATAAAAAGTTTCATCAGAAATAGTAATGCTTTGATTTCCATTTTGTTTTCGATAAGTGTTTAAAGGAGAAGCTAAACAAGCAGATATTTTAATCACATTAGAGCTGAGTTGAAAGAACTCATCAAATGTAATTCGGGGTGCGTAGTAGTAATGCTCTCGGTCGCTAGCCTTGCTCATAGCAAGATTAATTTCTTTTACACCTTCGTAGTTTTTAGCAAGCAAAATAGTATGGTAATTATCACGTATTTTGTTGTCTAGTGATTGTGTTAAGTAGCACTCTACTCCGTGTATATATTTAAGCTCATTTTGGTCACATAATTGCTTTTTTGAAACCCAGTCGTATAAATTACCGTGTTCCGTAAATGCAATCGCTTTTTGACCCAATTTTACGGCTAATTCAACATAATCTTTGGCTTTAGTACAACTATCTAACAAAGATAAATCAGTATGTAAATGATAACATACGTAATTATTTGTACTCATATTTAGTTCTCCTTTCGTTTACTTTTTTCATTTGCTTCTATATAATTATATTCCGTTTAAATTTCTTTTTAAACTTCTTTACTAATATCTACTACCATATAATTAGGAATATCTTTTACAATACTAACAATTTTTAATTCAAAATCTTTTGCAAATTCTAAAAAATCTTCAATAGCTGCATAACAATCTTTAGCTTGTTCAACTTCTTCAGTAAGTAATTTTCCAAAATCTAAGAAATACTCTTTTATTCTATCTTCTTCATCTAAACTAATGCCGATGAATACTTGCGTTGTAATAGGTTGGATATAACTATAAGCAAAAGAAATATGATTTTTAAAACCTCCACTTGTAGTTATCTTTCCGCCAAAAGTAGAAGTATTTTCAAACTTTACTCCACATTGCAATAACGCTGTGCTGATAGTTTCTTGGAAATCTCTAGCACGCATTTGATTATTTGTTATTGTATAAATCATTTATTCCTCCGTATTTTTAGTTGCTTTTGCTCCCCAAAGTTTATTAAAAGCAGAACCACCGATTATTTCTGGGTTAGTATCTCCAGCTTCTTCTCGTTCTTTCTTTGCTTGTAAATAAGCTTGATAAGGCTTATGTAACCTTGGAGAATATTCAGATAAGTTTTCAAGTCTATATACATCATCATATGTTACGTCTTGCCACCACAAATTCTCATCTTTAGTTTGTTCATACAATTCTTCAAGATGTTCGATTTCTTTAATAGTGCCAACAATAAAGCCTTCAAGAACAATCCTTTCAGCTTCATCGTATTCAATTGGTCGTAAGCAATTAGAGAATGTAAATAATTTTTTAACTTCTTCTGGTAAACAATCTAAGGAATTACTCATACCAACTTCATAGAGATATTCATTAATTTCATCTTCGGAATATTGACCTACTAAATTAAACTTTTTAGCATTATTAAAGATAGTTTTTAAAGCAGATTGCAGACCATCTTTATACATTCCAGACTCAGGGTCAAGCACTCCACCAATTTCATCTCGCTCTAACCTTCTAGACTTAATTTTGCCATTGGCTTGTGGATATTCTACTTGAATATATTTTACAAAGTTCCACGCTAGATTAATATCTGAAATTGGAATATTCTCGTTTTGTTGAAACGCAAGAGCATAGAACTCTAGTTGTCTTTTTAACTTTTCTGCTTTAGCATTTTGATAGAAAGTTGAGGTTTTATAATCTATAATGTCTACTTTCCCATCTTCTTTCCAGTTCAAAAAGTCTATAAAGCATTGAATAAGATAATTTTTACCTTTACTATCAGTTAACACACAAGGATAAAATTTTTCACATTCTACTAAACCCTCGTCCTTTACAACATTGGTTAAGAAATGCTTAACACTGTTAACAAACTTGCGAGCTAATTTTTCATTAGCGGCAATACACGCTTGTTTAGTTTCTTCGTCTGCGTTAGGGTTAACATAGACAAAACTACGACCAAACATTTCTTTGGCTGCAATATAAGCACTTTCAAAATTAGTTGTCATAGTTTTATTGTCTATATTAGTAGTATAAAACTCTTCCATTTGTGTATGTAAAGCAGTCCCTAATGTTCCATAGATGCTATCTGCTCTATCTGGCTTTATCTTTAAAACATACTTTAAAAAATATGTCCATTTATCTTCTAAAAAGCAATTAATTCTACTCCAAGAATAAATTTTATCTACTCCGTATTGAAAACGAAGTAAATCTAATGTATCTTTGTATTGTTGATTTTGATTATTAGGCATTAGCGTTCTCCCTTCTTTCTTGTGAAATAATAGCAGATAAAAGTTTAGAACTAATTTTAGTAGTTTCTGTAATAGGTAAGAATTTATGTGTGTGATAATATATTACATCAGCAGACACAATATATCCTGCTTCTTTTTGGCACCCACATTTATAATACCTATCATATATTCGCATTGAAAAAGGTTCTCTATCTCCTCTTTGATTACGAATTAAATTAAATGTTACAAGACCTTTCCCATATGTAAAAGAACATTTAAAATCTTCTATTTTAGGACACAAACTAAGGTCGAACAACATTTCTTTGGTAAATGGATTAGCCATAAATTTTTCTCTCCTTAAATAATTTTTGATATTCTAAGTTGGTTTTATCAGCAGGACTTTCGGTTTCACCTAGAATGTTTTGCGTATCTAAGATATAACTTAGTTTTCTTACGTTATAAAATCTTCTACAAGTTTCTTGTAAAAATTCTTCTGGAATATCTTTATCAAACGCTACAATAATCTCTACACCTAAAGCCACTAACATTTGTCTTTGCTTAGCAGTTATTTCGTGTGACCCTACAGCAACCCCCGTAAAATCTCCATAACTTGCTCTTTGCACTACTGATTTCTCAGCCTCAAAGACTACGACATAACCAGCCTTTTTAATATCATAATAGTTTTGAGCAAGACCAAATAAATACGCTCCCTTATCAAAGCCTTTTTCACAGCGATATTTAGGAATTCCTAATTCTTTTGCGTTAGGAATAGTTGTACGCCTAACAAAGCCTGCAATAGGTTTCTCAAATTGTTGTGGCGGAATTGCCCACTTAAACCAAGGAATAACAACTGCACTATTAATATTATCAAAGACTAAAGAATATCTTTGGCAAGCGTCAAAAGTACAGCCATCATCTATCCAAGACTTATGAGGAAGTTTAACATATTTATTTAGTTCACTCAACGGATACCCCTCTGTTTCAAGGGGTTTATTATTATATTTTTTACCCCTTGCTGCTTTATAAACGGCTAACACATCAGGAGTATTCTTTTTAACTTGATTACGGTCAAAAGGAATTCCTAAAAGTTCGTGAACCTTTTTTAAAGCATTATAAAAAGAGCAGTTGTTATTCAAGTAAGAAACGAAGTCGTAGATATTCCCATTAATACCACGAGAATAAACATTTACAAATAACGTATCTTTTCTTACTGATACACTTGTAGGATTATCTCCATCTGGTAATGCACATCTAATATCTTTTTGAAACGATTTTGTTTCAATGTGCTTACAACCTAACTTTTCTAACAAAGGAATAATCAAGTCGTTGTTTATAATATACTGAGTTAATTCATTTGCTAACATAATTTTCCTCCTTGTAAAATTATAAACCGTTTAAGAAATAAAAGAATAGACTACTATTCTTTTTTGCGTTGTATTTAGTAAAACTAAATTTATTGTTTCATAGTGTTCTCTTTCACCGAAGCTACTTGAGTTTGTATAACACTCCACAATTTAAGGGTGCAACGACACCCAAGACTAAAATTCTTCTATTGAATTTTATATCTTTGTAGATTAAGTGCTGCGTTGTAATCTCTATCTATTGTAAGACCACAACTTTCACAAGTAAATATTCTATCTTTTAGTTTTAAATTATGCTTAACTGTTCCACAGTAAGAACAAGTTTTACTACTAGGATAAAATTTATTTACTTGTAAAAATGGTATTCCTAACCACTCGCATTTATATTGCATTTGTCTAATTATTTCATAGAACTTTGCGTCCATTATCGCTTTAGATAAATGCTTATTCTTCATCATACCACTTACATTCAAATCTTCCATTACTACCTTTGAGGGTAATAAGGAAACTAATTTATGTGTTAACTGATGAATATAATTATTACGAATGTTAGTTTGCTTAGCATATAATTTACGAAGTTTGTTTTCTTCTTTTATAATATTATTAGTTTTCTCATAAGAATTATTCGTTCTATACTTGCGTGCAATACTACGCTCAGTATGTTTCCTACGCTTTTCTAATAAACGCATTTTCTTACTTTTGTTAATATTATGAAAGATAATTTCTTCATCTCCATACGCTACTACCATTAATTCTTTTATTCCTAAATCTATTCCCATTGGTTTGTCAGTTAATGTACTTGCTTGGTTCTCGCTTTCCATTCCAAAACAAACTAACCACTTACCATTTTGATTTATTAATCTAGGGTCTGTAATTTTAATATCTTTCCCTATTGGAAAATTAAAATCAGTTTTACATTTAACTTTACCTAATTTTTCAATTTGTAAAGTATTACTAGATTTAAAATAAGTTCTATCACAGCGTAACGGATACGCTAACTTGCTTGTCTTTCTACTTTTAAATTTAGGGTGTTTTTTAATCTTCTTAAATAGATTTTGGAACGCTTTGTCTAAATCTCTACATATATTACAAAGACTCATATTACTAACTTCGTTTAACCACTTATATTCTTCTTGTTTTTTAAGTGGAGTAAATAGTTTCATCATATCAAAAGCAGAAAGATGTTGTTCTTTATTTTTATATCTAGTTTGTTGTAAATCTAACATATAATTCCAAATAAATCTGCAACAACCTATATGCTTATAGATTAATTGTTCTTGGTCTTTGGTTGGAAATATTCTCACTTTATAAGATTTAATCATTTCATTTTATTTCTCCTTATCAACTAAAAGGGACAAGCGTATACCCAACTTCTCTAAATATATTTCTGGAATAGTCGGCTTCAATTACTATTTGTCTCTTTTCAGCTTCTCCATTACGATTTTTAACGATGAAAACTAATAGATAATCTTTTGCTGGGTCTATTGCTACAGGAACTACGTGTTTCCCATCAACTAAAGTTACAACATCTAACTCTGCTTTATTACGCTTATAAGAACTACTAGCCTTAATATCGGCTACAGTTTTACCTTCTACACAAGCAGGATTTTCTAACGGTTTTTCATCATCAAACATTCTACGTATCATAAGATAAACGCTCATTACGTTTGCCATTGCTTTACTGCCAGCCGTGTTATCTTTAGTTAAATAACGTTGTCTAACATCGGCAGTTCTAAGTTGTAAAGTACAAAAGATATGTAAGTTTTTATTTTCAGGTTTAATAACATCATAAATATTGGTCATATTCTTACGTAATAATTCCCACTCATTATCATTAAACTCTGTTCCATCTTCTTTAAAAGTATCAATTGCGTAGTATTTTACACCTTTGCTAGCGTATTGTTTAATGCGTCTAATAACTTCTTTACAATTAAAAACATCAACTGGAACAATTGTAATAAGTTCTTGGTCTTTCATTTTCTTTAGCCATTCTCCAGCGTCGATAATTAACTGCTTTTGTTCAGCCGTCAAAGATGACCCATACTTCATTTTACCTTTAGCCATATCTTTTTTAAATATATTATTTATTACCCAGGCAATAAATTCAATTTGCCACTTTTGACGACTCTCTTCATTAATAAAGATGACTGCTGGTTCTCCGTAATTAATTAACGATGTAATATAAACATTACGCATAAAAGTAGATTTACCTACACCTGTAGGAGCACCTAATCCAGTAATATCACCCAAAGAACAACCGTTAGTAAGTTGTGTTAAAAAAGGCATTTCGTAATAAGGGAGTCCGACCATTTCATCACTAAATAGTTTTTGAATTGTATCGTCTATCCCATCACTCAAATCATAACCCTTTAAGTTATTACTTGCTTTAACAAAAGAATTATTGTTGAGATAATCATAATAATCATATATCTCATCATACGTTATATCAATAAAAGTGGAAAATTGCTTTTCAGTAATATATTGACCACTTTCTATTTTACGATATAATGCTTCCCATTTATTATTGTTGTCTATATAACTTTCAATATTGTCAGCATTAACATATTCGCTAGAAAGCATTTGAATTGTTTCCCAACCACCAGTATTGTCATATACTTCTCTAAGTTTTTGGTGCTTTTCAAGGTATAAATTAATTTCAAGTTCATCTATATGTTCAAACTTTTCATTTTTCATACCTTTAATAATTTCAAAATAAACTTTCCATTTATTAATACGAAAATCTTCTAAAGTCAAGGTATCATAATCGTAAATTAGGTCTGGATTTTGATATAAGCAACCAACGATATAACTTTCACTAATGTTCTTGTTGTCGTATAATTTTTGCTGAACTCTGGTAAGTTCGTCTGGAGTATTAGATGAAACATTTTGTTGTGTTTGTTGCATATACTCTCCTCCTATTTCCACACTGAATTCAATTCTTCAATTAGTGGGTTTTTCTTTTTTGTTTTTGGTTTGTAAGTTAAAGTGTTATAACTTTGATTTAAGTTTTCCGTTGTTAGTTGTGATACATTATTAGAATTTTCTCTTAACTTTTTACAACGTTCTTCTATTCCGTTGATATATTGTTCTAAGATATAACACAATAAATTAATTTTATGGTTCTCATCTACCGCTTTTTCAAATGCTTTAATAAGTGAAGCAGTGCAATAAACACTTGTCCAATACACTGCTTCGGTTGAATAAATTTGTTTTAATTCTTCTGGGTGCTTAGCACTAGGTTTACGGAGATATTTTTGACCATATGCTAAACCTTTAACTCTTAAGATTAATGCCTTAGGAAGTTTTTGTTCTTTCGTATATTGAAAAATATTTGTTTTAATATATTCAAATACATCATTCCACGCTTTATTTAAAGGTGAATCAGACTTATCTTCTTCACTTTTTTGTAGGGACTTTTGAGTATTTGTTACACCTTTTGGCAAGGAGTTTGATGTGTTCTCTACACTTTTCTTACGTGCCATATAAATTATACCTCCGTGTTATAAAGTTTCAAAAATAGGGCTATTTTAAGGCTCTATTTAAGGTTTTATTATTTATTATGCTACATCATCAGGAATAGTTTTTACAAACTCAAGAATTTGTTTTGTTTGCTCTTCAGTAATATCTTTAAGTGAAGGCTTAGCTCCTGTTTCTCTAATATATTTTAAGATTTCTGGCATATGTTTACTCTTCTTAGCGATAGCCCCTCTAATAATTTTAGCTCTTGCTACTTCAGGACTTTCTTCTACAGGAGTAGGAGTAGGTTCAACTGGAGTTGTAGCCACAGGTGTTGTATTAATTACAGGAGTTGGTGCTACAGGAGTTTCTGTTTTAACTGATTGACCAACAACAGATGGTGTTGGCACTGGTGGAACAGAAGTTTTTAATGGAGTTTTAGCACTTGAACCTGTTACGGTTTGGTCGCTCTTAGTTAAGGCATCTAAGGCATCTGGTTCACTAATTTCAAATGCATTTTGATATAGATAACGCTTTAAGTATGTATGAATACTACCTAAGTTTTGCACTGGAGTACAACCCTTAACTTCAGAATCTACAACTGGAGTAGCAAATACAATAGTGTTTTCAGGTTTATCACAATCAATAATAGTAAGGGTTGCGGTTTCCATATTCATAGTAAATACAGATGTTAAATTATATTTATCTAATAAATAATTAACTGTTGGGACAAAGTCTTGTAATTGGAAATATTGGTATCTCGCAAATGTATTTACTCCACTTTTTCTTAAAGGATAAGTTGATAATTCAACTCTTATACGTTGTAGTTTAGCGTGTAAAGAAGTAGGTTCCGTTGTAAAATTAATCTTAGCAACTGGAGTAATATAACTAAGAACTTTTTCTTCGGTTACTTCATTTTCTACATTTTCACTTTTTATTACTGGTTCAATAGGTTTTGTTTTTGCTGTTGCCATAAATAATATTTACCTCCTATTATTCACTTTTCATAGCGGCTAAAAATTCAGCCATATCACTATCTATTTCTTGTTCACCAATGCTAGGTGCAGTGCTAGTTGGTGCTTGATAAGTAGGTCTTGGTGCTGGAGCTGGTGTTTGTGTTGGTTGAGTTATTGGTTTAGCACCAAAAGCTGCTGGTCGTTTAAATGTTGAAGCTACTTCTTGAGCATAAGCACTATCAACATTTGATGGTTTTGCAGTTGGTTCAGTATGAGAAATCATACTTAAATCAAACATTAATAAATCAGACTTAGTATATTTTTCTTTATCGATTGAAAGCACTTTAACACCTTGGGCATCATCTATAAGTTTAAAACTACTAAGTGCTTTTACTTCAAATGATTTATTACTAGCTACCATTTTACCAAGATTAGGAAGTTCAAATAGTCCAATTGTAGCCATTCTAATAACTTCTTTATATTGAGGGAATTCTTCTGGGTGTTCAAGAATATAACTCATATCAATATCTTCAGTTTCTACTACATAACTAAAATGTCCAACAATATCCACTACCCATATTTGTGTTGGAGAAGTAATATTTAGATATAAATCTGCTGCACGTTTCCATTGAGGAAGTTCTTCTTTAGAAACATATATAGTTTGTGGGATTGTGTAAACTTTATAATCTGCTGTTCCAGGTAGTTTTTGGCGTACATTACTATAAACTTGTAATGCATATAGACCTTTTTCTTCTGGAGCTTTACAAGACTCACTATCAAATAATACTCTTTCAGTAAATGTAGCACTATATTTATCTTCAGTAACATAGTCTGGTGCTAAATAAATATGTGTAATAGTTTTAGTGGTAACTAATTTGCCTTCATTATTAATAAAGTAACTGAACTTACCTCTAATTGTTAAAATCATTCCATCTTCTAAATGTGAATAGATTTCATTAATTGCTTCATAAGCACATAAGAACTTTTTCATTACAGTATATGTTGAACCATCTGCACGAACGGCACGAGTTAAACCTACTGTAATATAATCGTTATAACTAAGTGTTTCTAAAATTTCTTCGTTAAAACGTTGGTCAAAATCAAGGAAATAATATTTCATAAGGTCATCTTTTGGGTGAACTAAGAAACCCTTTTCTTGATTTGCTTCAAATGAACCTTGCAATGTTGCAAAAGATAATCTATCTCTACCGCACTTTAAAGAAATACTCATTCTATTAAAAGTGTAATTACCTTTCTTTTCTGCAAGCGTGAACATTTTATTAAAATTTTCTGTTTTTTCTTCTGGCGTTTTCCCGTTAATAGAAAATACACCTGTGGCTGAAAATGAGCCAAATGTTTGTGTTACTTTTTTAGTTGTTGAATTTAATGGTGATTGCATAATTTTTTCTCCTTTCTATTTACTTTTTATTTATCATCATTTTTATTATCATTTTCTTCAATGTTATCATTATCGTCATATTCAAGTGGTCGTATGTGACCCACTAAAGGGAAGATAATATATTCTGTAATTTCGTCTTTATATATTATAGTATGTTCTGCCGTTATATTATCTGGTGTCATTATATCTTTATGCAAAGGATACGCTAAATATCCTTGAATACCTGCTCCAATATTAATTGTTTTATTTACTATATTCCAACTATTTAAAGCTATACCTTTTACAGACACAAGATGTTGATTACAACATTTATTATCAGGGGTATCAATAGTTTCTTCCAATTCTATTTCATCTAAAATGACCATAATTGGAAATGTATCTATAGTATTATCTTCATTGCATTTAGTATTAGGAATCATAATAATAGGGTGAACCCCATCAGCTAGCATTTTGTTTAATTCAAATATAGAAGCTTCGTTTATTACATATATTCCACCATAATTATTACTGGTTCCTATACTAATATCTTTTACTTGCTTTATCATTTTTAAACTCCTTTTATTTTATTTTTTCTTTATCTTCTTGAAACGACCCATCAAGATTAAAGAAAATATTTCCTACATAAAAACCTTTCTCTGTATACGCATTCAATTCTATCTCGTCTTCAGACGTATAAGTAAAATAATCGATACAGAGTTTATCAAATACTTTTTTAGTTATATCTAAGTCACTCATAATTCTCTCTTCCATTATATTTATATCGTTCGCCTAGGGAAGGCTACAAGAAAGTTGCCGCGTAAGGATTTGACAAAAGGTAGGCAAAATAGTCTTGTATAATTAAATAAAGGAGGTGCACATATTATTATTTATCTATCAACTTAAAGAAAGGAAATTGATTTATAAGGAGAGTGTGAGAAAACACACTAAAATAACAACTTTCTTGCAACCTTCCCTAGGCAAACGATATTTTTAAAATTTTCTTTTCATAATATTATATTCTTTTTATAACAATAAAATCAACTAAAATGATTTAAAAGTTAAAAATATTCTTCATATTACAATTATTATTGTAACTGAGAGTAATAAATTAACCAAATTTAGATATTATTAAAATATCTCTTTGTGATTTTTTGTAAAGCACGTTGAATGTAGCGACGAATAGTGCTATCATTGGTATGATATTTCTTTTCCATATCTCTATATGTCATTCCAGACAAATAACCTAGAAGATATTTATGTTCAAGTAAGGTTAAATAGCATTCTCCTTCGCGAACATCTCTTAAATCTTCTATAATTAATCGAATACGTTCTTCCCTTTCTGTTAAGGGTTGGCTAGTTGTAGAACATTGATGTACATCTGTTATATCTTCACCTATATTATCTATACTATTAAGCACTTCTTTTAATGTATCTTCTGTGCGTATCTTACGACAACGATTAAGAGATGTAGTAATTGCTCTACCTCCTCTTTTTACCGCTTTTAATGCTGCTAATTCATTACGAATACAATGTTTAATAACAAGATAACACCACGTACTAAATCCTGCTTTCGTATGATTATAAGAGTCAATTCTATTCCACATAAAAAATACTATTGTATTTACTACGTCGTCTATCATTTGATAATATTGAGGATTTTTGCGTAAAAATCCAGTAGTATAGTTATATAAAACATTTGCTAAAGCGTCTTCATCATTATGCTTCAGCCATTGAACTTCAGAAGTTGTCAATAATCCTGTTGAATAACTATTCGCTTTGTCATATATTAATTCTATTTCTTCTTGTGTAAATTCCATATGATGTCCTTTCTTATTGTTGTTTTATTATATGACTTTTAAAGTAGTAAATTCTTCATAAAATGGAATTTCTCGAACCTCTTGAACGTGCCATTCCATTCCTCCCATAAAGGAATTTTGTTCACACCACTCTAACCCACGCTTAGTTGCTAACTTTTTATTCGGTGCTATTGTCAACATACATTGACTGCTAGCAAAGTTGCAATTTTCCATATTACAAGTAGTTGGAAATCCTATTACTTGTAATACATACATTTTATCTTTGTTCTTTTTCTGTGCCATTTTTCTTCAATCTTACTTTCTTAGATTCTTTTTCTTGCGTGGCTTTACGGTATTCTTCATAAGTCTTATCTAAATTTTTAATTAATTCTTCTATTGTCATTTCATTTTGCGGTATAAAGCCTATTTTAGCCTCAGGATTGCACATTACGAATGACAACCTATTATACAAATGGGCTAATAAAACCTTTTGTTTTTCGGTCATTTTTGCCTCCTACATCTCCAATTGCCCAAAGATATATGTAAAAATCATTGCACAATTCCATTCTACTAAATTATCATAGCATATAAAAATAGTATCTGTAAACTCGTCGTGCGTGCTATTTGATTGCCAATGAACCGTTAATTCACACACTGGATTATCTTCTGCTATATTTTCGTTTTCAACTACAAACCTAAGAACTTCACAATAAGTTGTATCATCAGAAGCAAAAAGTTGTTTTTTATATTCCTCTGTTAACATTTTATTAACAATATTTAGTTTTTGTAAAATTGTTAAATTATCTACTTCCCATAATTTATTTCTCATTTGCTTCTTTCCCTTCATCAATAATTTTAATTTGACTTTTTTTAACTTTCTTTAATTTTTGGTTAATTCTTTTCAACGCTCGAAGAATTTTAAATTTTTCATTATTTAAATAAAAATCATCTTCTTCTCCTGCGTAAATTTTTACACCAAGATAAGAATTTTGAACAATGACATAAGGAAAATCATCAGAGTCGTTTAACACTTGCATATCTTGTGTTAATTGTCGAGCGTTTACAGAAAAATAAATTCCATTACGAGAGTTATTAGGATAAGCTATTCTAATTTCAGGAATTTTTAACAGCTCTTTTCTAGTTGTCCAACCTTCTAAGGAAAGCAGAACATCAGCTAAAACTTTTTGTCTTTCATTTAACATTTATTTATCCTCCCTATCTGCTAATTCTATTACAGTCATAACACAATAAGACGCTAAATCTAAAAGTGTATCTTTTAATCTCTCATCATCTACTTGTCTATCTTGTTTTAAAACTAATTTTTCGAAGCGATTAAACTTATCACTAATGCGAGTGAGAGCAGAAATTAGCCCATATTTTTTTACACTCACACCAAAAGAATCTCCGTAGTCAGCATTCTTTTTTTCGTATAACTGTGCCATAGATTCTACTATATCTTTAAATTGTTTTACTTTATTATTTCCCATATATTTTTTCTCCTTATAACACATTCTGCAAACCACCCACCTTAAACGTAAACGATTGATTTTATCATTAATGCGAGTAAGATGAGTAGTTACAGAATTATAATCGTGGTGCCTAAACCGACCCCATTCTGTTTTAACCACGATAATAGTCTTTATTGTGTCTTTATTGTGGTTGCTAGTACACTACACAAGACTTCACAAAACCCAAAGTTTTGCAAGGGGTTTTTATTATAAGAATAGCAACTTTCTTACAAACGGTACTTAGTTTTAATGATAAATACAATTATACTAAACTATTTTTCAAATTTAATTAAAATCGGTATTATATAAATGCATTTATTATTTCTTCTTTAACCTAAAACCTATTCTACGATATTCATCATAGACAGGCTTCCAGATAATTTCACATTGTTTTCTTTCGATGGGTAAAAGTTTTTCCATAACACTTAAATCTTGTTGTAGATTTTTGTTGTAAGGGCACCCACGGCAGCCACTTCTAGTAAAATTGTAAGGTGGGTAATATAATTTACATAGTTTAATATTAAACTTTTCTATGAACCACTCTTCAAAATCTTTATTGATTACTAATAAAGGGTGAAACTTTAATAAATTATCAGACTTATCTGTAACTCTGTAACTATACAAGTCGCAGATAATCTTTGACCACCTTCATCTTGACGTATACCTGTAAGTTTTATACTTTTATTATTTTCTTTTGCCCACTTAGTTGCTGGCTGTTTCTTTAACCTATCGCAACACTTAGCACTACAATGTAAATTAAATTCTGGAGTGAACTGATACATTAATTTCTTAGGACATCTGATTTGTGTTGTACTTTCTACAACTCCTAAATATCTTTGTAAAGTTCTATTGTAAGGTTCTCCTCTATGTCGCCAATACATATCTAAATTCATACTGTGTTGCTTGCTTTTAAAAGGATAACCTTCTTTTTCTAACATTTCTTTTATATTTACACCACTATTTAATATGACAATTCTATCATCAGTTTTAGCAAGTTCTTTTACGAACTCAACAATAAACTTGTATTCTATGCCCGTATTTAAGAACAATCTTGGTATCTTATTACCTGGTAATGCCATATCTAACAAGTAATGTAAAATTGTACTATCTTTTCCGCCACTAAACGATAGGTAAGCGTTGTGTTCTAAATCGTATTGCTGATTTATCGCACGTATTTTATCTATTCTATCTAGTAGTAATATTTCGTTTTCATAAGATTTCATAACTGCCACGAACTAACTTAGTATCCATTCTTGTCTAATTTTATATGCTAATTCGCCTTAAGGACATTTAGCACAACCTAGATTTCACTAGGATTAGTTATTACTCTCCTTTTTAATTTGTTTGTTTTTCATTTTATTTCTCCTTTAAATTAAAACATTTGTCTAAAGATTTCTACAAGTACGTTTACAACTATACTATTACCTGCTTGTTTATATAATTGCGTATTTGAATTGACTTTACTTGCTTTTTCACAATCTTCGTCATCAAAACCCATCAATCTAAAGCATTCCTTTGGTGTAAGTTTTCGAACAGCGTGATAAGAAAATAAATCTGCATCGTGAAATCCATTGACTAAAGATATATCAAAGACAAAATTATCGGTTGGTCTAGACCCTGCTTTAGTAGTAATCGTGCGTGCGATTTTACTATTCATATTACTTAAAAATTGTTCTCTACGTGGATAATTCTTATGATTAGTTAAAAAACATTTAATAAGAGCAGGACTTAAATAATATTTTTCATCTATACGTTCTTCAAGCAAATCTTTATATTCTGAAAGCAATTTAATTGATTGCGGAAATTTATATGTATGTTTTTTATCTAAAATACTTATCATATAACATCTATTTCTACTTTGTGGTATTCCAAAATCTTTTGCGTTAAGGTCTTGATAGTAATTCGTGTAACCTAAACTTGTTAAAAAATCTTGCCATTTTTTAAATTCTTTAATATTCTTTTTTGAATGTACTTGTGGAACATTTTCCATCAATAAAATTTGAGGAAGTTCCTTACATTCATTTAATAAGCGTTTAACTTCCCATAATAAACTACTAGAAGTATTAGAATTTTCCACCATTCCAGCTTGTTTACCAGCTATTGATAAACTTTGGCAAGGAAAAGAGTAAGTTAAAATATATTCATACTTATCTATGTCAACTATTCCTAAATCATTAGCGTGTAATTTTGTAATATCACTAGTAGTAAAATTGGTATTATGTATTGCATTATAACTAGCTACTGCATATTTATCAAATTCACAAATTTTATAATGTTCAAAATTAACGTGTAGTTTTTCTAATGCTTTTGCTTGTGCTCCTATTCCTGCAAATAATTCAATTAAACGAATAGGTTTTTGAATCTTATAATTGGAATCCTCCCTACTAGTTATAGTAGAGAGAGATATTGAGGTATTCTTTTCCATCTAATTTTATTCTCCTTTATTAATTATATTTTAAATTTCGTTAATTAGTCCCCATTCGGCAAATTTTTCAAAACCACCTAGAGTATTAATATAATCTTTGGCGACACTTACAATTTCGTTATAAGGAATGTATTGTTTAAATTTACCATTAACAAACATTGAAACATCGGTATCACCAATAGCACAATAGAGTTCTACTTCTTGATGTAATTTTTGTGCTATTATAAAAGCGTAAATATTACAACTTACATCGGCTTTAGTAAAATCTTTTCCGTGTAACCCTCCACCAGTTACACCGTCGCCCATATCACTTCCTAATTTTCTATTAGTGCAACCAGTATCAACATTTATCCCTCCAATCCATTCACCTAAAGGATTGATTTTTACACAAGGTTTAAAATTTGGCGTATATTTATCGATAATTTTTGTAAGTATTTCTTTATCGTTTTGACTTGTTTTGCTTTGACAAATAACATAAATATTATCAAACTCTTGATGTCCATTTATACAATATATATATTTTCCATCACTTGGAAATTGACTATAAATTTCTTTAGCAATCGCAGTTAAACGTTGTTCCTCTAGAGATAATGGTACACCTTTAAAAATACCATTGTCCCCACAACGTAATATACCTTTTTGATTATTTGCTAAATGAATATCTTGTTTAAATTCACGATATTCTACTTCAACTTTTTCCTCAACAATTCTTTCTGCAATTTCAATTACTTTTTGTATTGGCAAATGCTCTGAGGTTTCACTTACGATAGTACACTTACCGTGCCCTATTAAAACTTCAATTGCGATTTTGGGTTCATCATTTCTTTCTTTTGCAATAGCATACGCTAGGTCAACTAATGCTCCTGCTATTCTATCAGCAATTTTATCTGGGTGAGATGGGTTAACTTTTTCAAACATATTTTTTATTCCTCCTTTAAATTATATTCTTTTTATAAACTTTCAAACCATTTCTTGATTACAGGGTCAGTCCTTTTGATAACATTCTTTTCTTTAATCTGTTCTCTTGTATAATTAAATTCATTATCTCTACTCCACGTAATATTACCTTCCCAATCACATAATAATATTCGTTTAACCATATATTTACAAGCACCAACATCATCAGTATCTCCAAATCTACTCCATTGATATTCAAATATACGCTTTAAATCTGGGTGTATATTATCAAGTAAAAAATCTTTATATTCTTTCCAAGTCTTAAATTGAGAGGGTAATTTTTTAATGGAATACACCAAATTTTCTTTAGCATAAATTGCACAACAATGCACTCCTTTTAAACGATGTTCTAACTTATCGTAAGTTTCAGGCTCTAATTCTTGAAGTTCTGCTAAACATCTATATGCTTTTTCGTGAATTAAATTTGATACACGCATTGTGCGTAGATTTAAGCCTAGCATATACATTTTATCATACACCTTGTTATATTTTAGATTATTTTCGATTAAAAATTTCCAGTCATCGGTATAACTCCAATCAATTATAGGATATGCTTTATGAGGTTCGTTCTTTCTTCTTAACCAAAACAATTCATTATTTTCACCAAACATTAAAATCTTCTGCTTGGGCTTTCTTCCGCTCTTAAGCCTATTACCGAAACGCTTTTACCAGGTAATTTTCTTAACTGCATATTAGCCCATAATACAAACTTATAAAATCTTTTTGGATATTTTCCTTTAATTTCGTGGATAGAAATATCACTTTTTGGTCTTACCCATTGTTCCCCTTCTCCCCACGCCCACAAAAATAATTGTTGTTGACTACAAGAATTAGTCATAAACATAGGCACTTGATACCATACAGGAATTACATTAGGTTGTCTCATAGCCCATTCGACCATATCAATTGTGCCTTGATATTCGGCTTCTTGGTCAAGAAAAAATAAATAAAATTTTCTATTTCTCTTTTTTGCTTCTGCGTTAATTAAATGAAATAAAACTGTACTATCTTTTCCTCCGCTAAAAGAAAGTTGAATATTATCGTAGTTATCAAATAAGTAAGCTATACGCTTTTTGGCTGCTTCAACAACATTTTCTTTACCATAAATCGCTGTCCTCATCTTTTTCATCTTCTCCTGCTTCGACAATTTGCTTTTCAATTGAATAAGGAACGCCCTTAATTTCACTAAATATACCAGTAAGACCTAACAAGCGTTGGACTTCTTCTAGTGTCATTCCTAATTCTTCCATTATTTTAGTTTCACTCCAACCAGCTTTTAACATTGCGACTAAATTAGCTTGTAATTCTACTTCGTGTTTTCCTCTAGCACGGTTATGTCGAATAGTAGAAGCCATTCTATCGTTTAAATCTTTTTCAATAACTGAAACTGGGATACAACCGTGTTCTCTTTCATAAATATCTTTATGTTCTATTATTGTTCTATATCTATGAAATCCATCTACTATAATATATTTATCAATATCTTCATCATAGTAACAAACAATAGGCATTGTATATTTATCTTCTTTAACACTGGTGTAAAGCAACTCCATCTCTTTTGTCGCAACTTTATTAGGGTTGTAATCATTAGCTACTATTTTATCTATTGGAACAGGTATTACATCGTAAACTGGACTTTCTGCATACCAAACTTCGTATTCGTTTATTGTTTTTTGTTTATTATTTAAAACATCAGTCAACATTGCTTCGTCTAATCCTAAAACTCGACTAGCTGAATGTAAATTTTCAAATTTAACAACATCGTTTGTATTTACATTTTTAACAATCACAGGTCTTTCTCTATTATTCATCGTTTCTCACCTCATTCACAATATTACTTTCGCCACTAACTAAATATTTTTCTTGTTTAACATTTTTATATGTTATAAATTTGTTAACCATTTTAATTCATCTCCTTTACTTATTTTTTCTTTTATTAAATTTTCAAGTGTTATTTTTCTTTTTAAATTATCCAATATTACTTTTGTAATACCTAAGTCAGTTAAAAAATAAGTATATTTTATATCACTATTTTGTCCTATTCTTTTTATTCTATACTGACTTTGTTCCATTTTAGCATAATCAAAATTAATACTGGAATAAACTATTTCATTACAGAATTGGAGATTAAGAGAATAAGCCCCAACCCCGTAAGTCATTAAAAGGGGTTTATTATTATTTTTAAATTGTTCTATAATTTCATCTCGATGTTTTGTTGCACCAGTAATTACAAAACAATCGCACTTACTTTTGATATAATTTATTTCAGCAAGATAATTACAATAAACAATGATTTGTTTTCCTTCTATATATTTAATTACTTCGTCATTTTTTCTAGTATAATTAGAAGCAATTGTATTTAAAGAAGTAAGCATATTAATAATTGTTTGACTCTCTCTATACTGTTGATATTCAAACAATTTCTTTTCTTTTTCTTCGTAATAGTCATTACCAATATACGGAATATAATAATAATTTAAACTTTCTTCTTTTTTAAAATCTAACTCACACCTAAACATATATGGTTCTATCATTTTATATAATAGTTCAGCATTTACTTCACTAAATTTATAAAAAGATTTTTCAGATTGTCCACTTTTTTTATACGTAATATGTTTAAAAAAGACATTTAAGAATTGACTCCTGTTCATATTAATAATTAACGGGCTTAAAAAGTACATTTGATTATATAAATCAAATTCATTTTTAACAATAGGTGTTCCGTTTAAAATTAATGCATACTCACATTTTTCTCTTAACCTTAATAATCTATTAAAACGTTTTGTGTTTTCGTTCTTGATAAATACACTTTCATCAGCAATAATAAATGATTTTTTATTATCTAAATTTGATATTAATGTAAAATATC